CCCACTAATAGCACCCCATGAAGTGCCATCATGTATGTTTAATACATTGGTGTCTGCATTAAAAATTATATATCCTTTGCTTGCTTTAAGTGTTAAAGCATCCCGTTGTGCTGTTGTGAGCATGTCTAAAGCTATAAGCTTGGTTTCTACACCATTCCCAAACTTATCTGGGTTGTTTTGTGAAAATGATAAAAAGAAACTTAACAAAACAGTTATTAAAAATAGTTTTTTCATGATTAAAATGGTCTTAATGTTATTATGTCGCCTGCTGTAGCAGGTTCGCTCAAAGTTAATAAATTTCCTGATAATGTATAGTCTGTTATTGGTATTTGCCAAACTCTATTACTATGCACATCGACATTATTTGGTGTTACGCTTAATGTAAATACAGTTTGCCCCGATGTTGCTGTAAATTGCTCTGGTAAATTAGCTGCGCCAAAAGGTCTAACCGTTACAACATCCCCAATAGTTAATGTTGATATAACTGTAACGTCTGCGCCCGATAACGTAGCATCCGTTGTCGGTATTTGCCAAACATGGTTTACATAAACATCGACGTTATTTGGCGCATAACTTAATGTGAATACTTGTGCGCCTCCTGCGTATGTGAATGATTGTGTTATAGATGGTACGTATGTTGTGAAAGTTGGCTTGCCGTTAATATAAGAATCTGCTAACGGGTCGGTTTCATTCCAATCAGCCTGTACATTGACTTGCGCATTTTCTTCAATACCTAACAACTTCGTTTGTTCTAAAGTCGTGAAATCGTTAGTACTTAAACCTTTGCCACTAATTTTATCAACTTTATTATTGTAAAGTTCTGTAAAATTGGCGTTTGCTTTTTGTTGCGATAACCTTAAAGAATCACCTGTACCATCGTTGGCTGCTGTACCTACATTAATTTGTTGCTGTGCCATAATTCTATTTTACACGAATCCAATTAAAACTGCTTTTTGATACTATACTACTCGGTGCTGGTCTTTCGGGTAAATTTAAAGCATCTAAAACCTCATTAAATTTAACCTCTAAACCTACCGCTAATTTTTCATACATTTGCGCCATTCTTATACGCTCATCTGCTAACTGTTCAGTCTTTTCAGGCGTAACCATGTATGCACCATTCTGTGATACCTTAGCAATTCCTAATTGTAAGTAGTAAAAGCACGTGTAATAGGCTTGAATTATGCTAATATAATCGTTATAAATGGTTAAATAATCGCCTGTAAGCACTTCATTTTCGTAATCTTCTACGATTTTAGCATACAATTCATCACCTAAAATACGTTTTATATCGTTATTTTGAGCCATAAAAATAAACGGATTGATGCTATCGTTGTCGATATTGCCATCAAAACCGCTTAATTTAGCTATGTCTTCTATATTAATTAGTAACTTGCTCATTTGTTGAAGTATTTTCGGTATTAACTATAGCCTTTTCTTGATTGAAATTTACAAAATCTACGTCGCAAACAGGGTTTATTTTCTTAAAAACTTGGTTTAAAGCATCTAAAATAATTTCACGCATCGGGTTTATAACTCCTAAATACAAACTATCTGTTGCTGTTGCTATTTCGTCAGCGTTATTGCTAAAACCGCTTGAACCTGGTCTTTGAAACAAGATGTTCATTGCGCTATGCGCTGCCATTAATTTAATTTCTGCAATTTCATCGTAAGTAACAAACTGTTCATTTCTACCACGTGGCTCGATAGTATCAACTATTATAGCTTGTTCAGCACTTTCGTTAACCGATAAAATTACACCGTCTGAATTTTCAGTACCCGTATATTCGTTTTTTAAAGATTTTTTAGTTTCTTCTTTTTCGGGTTCGGTCATCATCGCCCCGTTATTGACGTTTATTATTGTTTTGCCTTGAAACCCTCTCGTTATATGGTTAATAGCATCATCAATTAACGCAGCTTCTACGCGTGCCGATTTCAAACCACTAAACCAATCGGGAAAAGGAAAATAAGGCTCGTTTGAAATCTGCTTAATATGTAGCATTTCTATCAAATTACTATTGATAGACTTGTTAAACATTGGTACAAATTTCGGTACAAATTTAAATTCTTCTTTAAAATCCCAACTCCACCAATAACCTATAACATCCATGTAGTCATGGCTCTTAGGGTCTTGTTCAATATCTAATCCGACACGATAAACGGGGGTGTGTTTAATTTTAACAGGTTTGCCTTCTCTATTTATAATTTGAGGAAAAGAATTCCCGTGTATTTTAAAGTCTAAACAAATTTGTCTTAAATCTTGTTTGCTTATAAATTCGTGAGGGTTTATATAACCGCTCTTATCAACCAAACCATCACCAATGATATAGTTTACAATTGTTTTAATTATAAACGCATTCGTAGGGCTGTCGTCATAAGCATCTTGATACTTTTTAAAATTGATATTCTTATCGCCATTTAGCGTATATCTTTTACCTACATAGGGTTTAGTTATGCCAGTTTCGTAAGCTGAAAATTTAATAACTTCTACGCTCATTTTAAGTATAATATTTAGTATTAGCTACTTTTGTATAATTTTGAATATCTGCGAATTCATCAACAACTATTAATTGCCCAATCATTAAAATTTCGTTTAAATCATTTGATAATTCAAAACTAAATTTTTCGTTTACTTTTGATATTGGAAATGATGAAAGGCGTAACCAATAGTTCTCATTTTCTAAAGTATCATAATCACACGGTATGTTTTGAACTTCTTGTGTAAATTCGCTTTTCAATAATATAAAAATAGTGCCACTTAAAATTTTACGTGGCACTATTTCAAAATTAGGAGTTGTATTTTTCCTTAAAATATACATCTTAAACTATTGCACTTCGATAAGCTGTTAACCCTGCGCCTGTTACTTCATACATTAATTCTTTTTCTTTTGAATTAATAGTTAATGTAAAGCCTTGGGAATCTGTACCACTTACATCTGTCATAATATCGCATCCATTTTGTGAACCTAAACAGTAAACTTTACCGTTATAATCTTCAACAAAAATAGTTTGCAAAAACCCTGCATATTCTTGAATTTCATTTCGTAACGTAATATCGTTACCCGGCACAAAAACAGTTAAAACACCTGCGTATTCTTTTGTTCTTGTAGCTTCGTCAAACGTTCCAGTTTCAACAACATTATTTCCTGTTGCTTTTACGCCAACCTCTATAATAGCAGGTGGCGTGGTCATGTGTGCTGGCAATGCCACAACACCCGTAACGGTATTTACGACTAACGCGCTAGGGTCGTAAGGCGCAATACCGATAGCTTTAACCCCTTTCATTGGGGCTGTTCTACTTACTGCTCTACTCGCTGTTAATCCCATCTTAGCCGTTGTATAAGGTTATGTATTTTTGATTTGTAACCCATGTTGAAATGCTACCAACATTTTTGATAAAACGTTGCATTGCACCATCTGAAATCTGTCCTACTTGTAAGCTTGCTACATCGCTGCTTAAATCCATAAGTAATTTAAGGAATTTCCCTGCGGTTAAAATTCTGAATCCTACTAAAGGCACGAAAACGATTTCGATACCGTTGTAATAGATTTTCTCGTTAGCACCAACGCCATCAACTAAGAAGTTGATTTGTTGTGCTGCACCTACTGCGTTGTTAGCAATTTTAATTAACTGCTTATCACCGCGTGGTGCGAAAATTTTAGGCATCTCATCTGGGTTTGTTGAATTTATCAACTTTTCAGGAGCACCGCCGTAAATCTTAGCGTACTCCGCTGCAATATTTGCACTTGTAATTGTAGTCCCAGCAACTTTAATATAGTCACCTAATCCAGCGCCCGGAACAACTTTCGCTTGTGAATCGTTGTACAAAATTCTTGCAGCGATACTATCAAACAATGTTGTTGGCATAGCTGCTGCTAATGTTTTAGCACCTGCTGAAATTGACCCTTGACCTGCGCCAGCGGTTAAAGCTGCAATAGCTGTCTTAGTAGCTGATGTTGCACCATTCCAAATGATGTTTTCCAAATCCTCACCGATTGCTGGTGCAACTTGAATTAACACTTTTCTATCAAACTCATCTGAAACAACGTTGTAAGCACCTGCTTTCATTGATTTTTCAAATTTAGTGCCTTTCAACACATTGTCATCAACTGTATCTTCATAGTTGTAAGTAAATAAACTAACAGGCGTTTTGTTAACGTTTAAGTCAATATTTCCTGTCGCGGTAACTTTACCTGTGTTTAGCGCAGTCATTGCAACTGCTACTTTGCTTTCGTAAACATCTGTACCAGACTTATGTCCTTCTTGAATGTCGATAATGTTATCTCTAAACGTTCCCGAGTTAGAGTAGATTTCTTGAACAACTTCCTCTAATTCAGAGTGATTTCTTGTAGTTCCTGTATAATTAATTGGCATATCTTTTTGTTTTTAATTGATTTATAATTTACCTCTATTGTATAGAGCTTTTTCCTTGTTACTCATTTCGGTGTAATCTTTAGCAACACCACCCGTAGGTTTTAAGCCTTTTTCTACTTCGCTTTGCATCTTTACGATTTCAGCTTTCATAGCAATTTCCTTGTTTTCAATTTCAGAAAGTTTAGCTTTCAATTCATTAATTTCAGCATCTTTTTCGTCAATTGTTTTTTGCATAGCTGCCATTTTATCGGCTGGGTCTTCGGCTGGAACTTCTTCAGCTTTAATAACCTCTTCTTCTTCTTTAGGTGGTTCAGCTATTGGAAGTTCTTCTTTTTTCTTTTCTTCTTCTTCAGCGAACACAACTCTAATGCGAG